ATGTGGTCGAAGATGGGGCAAGACTATTTTATCTCTTATGTATTTATTGAAAGACCCATTTCAAGCAAACGAAAGAAGATGGTTTATTACTCCTACTTACAGGATGGGTCGCAACATTGTTTTTCCTACTCTTCGCCAAATGTTTCAAGGGTTTGTTGGAGCTAAACTAAATGAGACCGAAATGTCAGTTAGATTTGAGAATGGTGCGGAGTTTGCGGTTAAGGGTGCGGACAATGAACACGCATTGCGTGGAGTTGAACTAACTAAAGTGGTAATGGATGAGATGGCATATATTAAACCTCATGTTTGGGAAGAGATTGTTTATCCTATGTTAGCAACAACTGAGGGAAGCGTTTTATTTATAGGTACGCCAAGTGGTTATGATGTTATGTATGATTTATATTCAAGAGGTCAAAGCGAACCTAATTGGCGTTCATGGCAATTCAAAACAATCGATGGTGGCTTCGTATCTGCGGATGAAATAGCTAATGCAAAGAAAACAATGGATGCTAGTGTATTTAGACAAGAGTTCGAAGCATCGTTTGAAACAACTGGTAATAGAGCTGCGTGGAATTTTGATAGAAATATCCATGTTAAAAAAGCAAAAGAATTATCTAGCTATAAATGGTGGGGCTGTGATTTTAATGTGGACTGGATGTCTGCGACCCTAGCTTGTCAGTTTACTGATGGCACGATTCATTATTACGATGAAATAAGATTAAAGAATAGCAATACAGAAGAGATGGCTAGGAAGATGAAAGCTATTGAGCCAAATGTAGAAGTGTATCCAGACCCCGCAGGTTCGGCAAGGTCTACGACTTCTAATCGTTCAGACCATCACATCCTAAGAGACTATGGTTTTTTAATTCGTGCTAAAAAATCACATCCAAGCCATGTAGATAGATTAAACGCATTGAATAGAAAACTATTAGATGCAGAGGGTAATGTAACAATGACCATTGACCCTAAATGCAAATACTTAATAAAAGATTTAGAACAAGTGCAGAGAGATAAAAAGGGGGGCATAGATAAGTCTAACATGGAGCTAACTCATTCATTGGATGCTTGTAGCTATGCAATAGCATATAAGTTTCCAGTAATTAGTAAAGCATCCCGAATAATGAAATGGTAAATATATGTTGAATTTTGGTAGAACAGTTAATCAAGTAGTTATCCCCGAACTATCCGAGCAAATCATATTGGCAACAGTTGCAAAAGCGGAGCAAGAGTATAAAGAAAAAGAGATGGCGGAACGAATGACCGCTATGGACTTTTATTATAATGTTAATATGGATAAGCATATTGAACAATATTTCTCAAGTGAGTCTCTACAACAAATCCCAACATTCCCTCAAAAGGTTGTGCCAAGATTTAGTCGTGCTAGAATGATGCTCTACAAAAGCCCACCTAAAAGAATAATAGGTGGAGAAGAGAATGATGACTACAAAGAAATCGCATATATGTTAGATAGTCAAACCAAATGCTTTAGTGAGTTAGCTTGGCTTCTAGGTAGTTGTCATTTTAAATCTAAATATAATGAGCGTAAGCAAAGATTAGAATATGAGATATTACCATTTGTAAAAGAATATTATTTAAATGGCGATTCCGAGCCTTATGGATATAGCTATGAGATAGATAAAGGTAATAATAAAAGTAGGCAATATGTCTTTTGGTCAGAAGATAGAGATGGTATGCAAGGGATGCACTTTAGGTTTGACCAACAAGGTAAGAGATATGCAGTCAATGGTAATGAAGATATGATTAATCCTTATGGCATTACACCAATATCTAAAGTAGCCTATCCATCATCTAGTTATGATGTGGTAAGAAGTGCAATTCAAATTGGTATTGCTATGACAGAGATTGCATTAAGCGTTAGAAGTAGATTAGGACAACCAGTATTTACTGGAATCGATGAAGGTCAATCAGTTATTAAATCGGGTATTGACTCCGCTATAATCTTGCCAGAGGGTGCATCGTTTCAATATGTAAGTCCAAGCGGTGGTATTGGAGAAATGATTGATAGTGTAAAAGCATTTGCTAATCAAACCGCAGAGAATAACCATCTTAGAATTAGATGGGGCGAATCGGGTGGTAATAGCCCAAGTGGAGAAGCATTACGCATCTTAGAAATAGAGAACCTAGAATCTAGGGAAAGTGATATACCTTATTTCAAAGAATGGGAGCATAGTAGATTTGAGATAGATAGAATAATATTAGAGAAGCATGGAGTTATGAATCTAAGTGAAGATTTATCTATTGACTTTGGTGAAGTAACATACCCTATGAGCGTAGACCAAGAACTAAAGATGCTTGATTGGAAAATAGCTAATGGTGTTATGAGTAAGCGTGATGTATTATTGTATTTCAATCCCGACATGAGCGATGAAGAACTAGATATGAAGATGGGAGAAGTGCAAGATGAAAAACAACAAGAGCGTGAAGCACAACAACCAGTTAGTCAAATTGAAAGAATCCTAAATGCCTGATAATATCGATAGAACAGTTGAATCATTTGTATCTAGTATTCAAAAGATAGAAGATGAATTAAAAGATGATTTGGAAAGACTAAGTTATAGAATGAGAGATATGACTGAAACGCAACTACTTCAAACAACTAGAAGATTAAACTTCTTGCAAGAGTTGATTGATAAAGGGTATGGAGATGAAGTTAATGGTCTTATGGGTAACTACGATAACTTATTAAAAGAAGCGGTAGATGAAGCAAAGCGTAGGGGAATCCCACCATTGAAAGCAGAGACAGTTCAAGCATTACAACAATTAAAAGATTTGGATACAGAGATTCTATTAGGTAGGGCGGGTGCTTTTAGTAATGATTTAAAAAAGCTATTGTTTACAAATATCTATAGTGGAACAAGCATACCAGAGATTGTTGCACAACTAGGACAAACTAATCTAGCCACATCGCAATTAAATGTAGCAGTTAATACTGGACTTAGACAATTTAGTGATTTTAGTAGATACAATATTTTTAAAGGCGAGGATGTTAAATGGACTTACACAGGACCACAAGATGCTAGAACAAGACCAGAGTGCCAATCAACTCATAATAATGAACCTGGAAAAGGTTATACAGAATCGCAAGTAAATAACTCCGATACTCCATTTGGTGTCAGGGGAGGTTTTAATTGCAGACACAGCTGGATGGTGTTATGAAGTTATTTAATGTAGTTAAGACAACATCAAAAGATTGGAAGATTCTTGGCGGTAAGTTAGCAACTAGGATTGTAAAAGATGCGGACAAAGGAATAAGTCAAGATGGTAATGGCACATCAAGAGATTTTGAATCCTATAGCTTTAATTACGCTAAATTAAAATCTAAAGGTTTAGTAGGGTTAAAAGGAGTGTCAAAAGATAGACAAGTCTCCCCGCCTAATCTTAGATTAACTGGAAAGATGTTAGATTCTATCAAGGCACAAAGACCAACTAAAACAAGCGTAGAAATATTATTTGCAGATGGGGAAAAAGTAATTGGTCATTCTAAAAAAAGAGGTAACAAACCTAAAAGAAATATTTATGGATTAAACGATAAGAACCAACAATTCGTTGAAGATTACTTAGCACAAAAATTAGAAAACAATATTTTAAGATTTGTAGCTAAAGATATAAAAATAGATTTGGAGATATAGATGCCTAAGAAAAAAGACCCAAGATTGGCTAGAGCGGGAGTATCTGCTTTTAATAAACCAAAGAGAACCCCAAACCATAAGACCAAATCCCATATTGTTGTTGCTAAAGAGGGCAATAAAATCAAGACAATTAGGTTTGGACAACAAGGCGTAAAGACTAATCAAACAGTAAAACAAAGAGAAGCATTTAAAGCGAGACACGCTAAAAATATTGCAAGGGGTAAAATGAGTGCTGCTTACTGGGCAAACAGGGTCAAATGGTCTCCAAGTAAGACGAGGAGAAAATAATGAAAGTAAAAGGCGTTAATGTAGATGGTCTTAATAAAAGACAAATAAATGCGATGAGAAAACACGCAAGACATCACACACAAAAGCATTTAAGAAGCATGGTAACTTCTATGAAGAGGGGTAAAACATTTACTCAATCACACACTATTGCCATGAAAAAAGTTGGTAAATAGTAATGATTTTTAATAACGAAAATGGAGGACAGGATGTCTGAAATATCAAAAGAAGAAGTGCAAGAAAAAGCACAAGAGGTGGCAACTGATAGCCAAACACAAGCAACCGAACCTAGCTCTGAAGTTGGTGGCTTGATTGCAGAAAGCAAAAAGTATAGAAGCAGGGCACAAGATGCTGAAGCTAAACTAGCCGAACTTGAAAAGCAATTAGCGAAACAAGAAGAGGAGAGGATGGTAAAGCAAAATGAATGGAAAGAGTTAGCCGAAAAAAGGCAAAGTCATATTGATTCTATGGAAGAAGATTACAAGCGATT